CGCGGAGTATTGGTAATCATGTTGTCCAGCGCGGTCTTTACAGTCGACATCTGCTGCGTCAAATTTTGCCGCAGGTTGCTGTTCTTTCGCAGATCGGCGGGATCAACACCGGCGACAAGATCGCTGGCGCGTTGAATAAGGCCTTCCAACTGCGCGTTTGACCGCACGTTCATGCGGTTAAAATTTTCGTAGAACTCTTTGAAGTTTTCGATAGCCGAAGCCTTGAACGTCTTTTTGGTGCCGTCAGGCTCGTCTGTTAGCCGCTCGATCAGGTGCGCGATCATTTCCTGCAACTGCTCGGCAAAAGCGTTTTCGGCCATGACAACCGCGGCTTCAAACCGTTGCTGGATACGCGACTGTTCCTGCGTATACAACTCAGGATTAAACGTCATCAAGTAGTTCGGCGGCTCGACTGGCGGATATTCCCAGCGAATTTCGAAGACGCCCTCAAGGGTAGGCGGATAGTCAGCGGGATTAAACAGATCGCCGAGTTTTTCCCGCGCCGCTTCTTTGATGGTCTCGTACTCTAACTGCAAGTTGGCTGCTGCGGCGGCGAGTTGCTCTTTGAACTCCCGCATCTTGTTTTCAAACGCTGCAACATCTGCCTGCTTGATCAATCGCACGCCTTCCTGCGGATACGGCAGGGTCATGCTGCGCCAATACGCAGACGCCTGACTCTTAAGCGCCGTTAGCGTCCGGTACGTAGCGTTTTTGGTGTCGATCAACCGTTTGGACGCGGTGACAAGGTCAGTAGCGGCGTGAAACGTATCAGCCGCCTGCTTAGTCTGGATATCTGACAGCTTGCGCTGCGTCCCAAGCCACGAGAAAGATAACTTTACCGCGCCCGTCGTCTGACGCAGTTCGTTGGCGGTGCTCTGTACAGCCTGCTGACTGTCGGAAACTTCTATTACTTCTTCTGCCATATTAATCCTTTGCCTGTTGTGATGGACGGTCAGACGCGTTTGGCATACCAAACTCTTTCATCTTTTCGTCCCAATTTTCGTACTCACCTTCACGGCGCATCTTGCGGCCGACGCGGGCTACACCGACTTCGATCGCCTCGGGCCCCGTGGGTCTGGTTATGTCGAGAACTCTTTCGTCTGGTAAATCGTCTATGACAAGCTGGACGTGCGCCCAATCTTCGGCGTCAAAGAGCGCGATTGTGGCGGTGCCTAGCGCGTTGGGGTAAATTACAATTGCGTAGCCGTCGTTAATAGCTTTTTCAATTCCAAACATGTGTATCTTTTCGCTTTTCAGTCGCTTTTCACTGCGCAGTGAAACTTGGTTTATCTGTAAAACTCAGTTGTCAGACGCGCTCGGGGCGGCAATCTTACGGCGACCGCTTGCGGCGACCGCCGGTCGGGCTTTTCCCACGCGTGTGTACAGCCCCGCATTATCAGCCGACAGGCAACGGCCCTCGGCCCACTTACGCAGGTTCTCAATCTGCTCGGCACTCGTCACAGCGACCGGCACGACGTTCTGGGCAGCTTCGAGCAGGGTGACGTCCAGCAGCGAGGCCAGACGGCAGCATGCCTTGACCTCGGCGCCAGTCCAATTCGTATCATCAGGCCGCTGTTGCGCCTTATCGATCCCGAAATGGTTTAGATAGATATCCCAGATACGCTGCCGCTGTTCGTCGGCCGGCAGGTCCACGAAGAACACGCCGTCGAAACGCTCGGCACGCGCAAAAGGCGCCGGCAACTGCGTGGCGTCGTTACAGGTGCCGATGAAGAACACGTCGCTGGTGTGGTCGTTGAGCCACGTCAGGAGCGTGCCGAACAGGCGGGCAGAAACGCCGCTATCGGTCTGGCCGGAGTTACCAACGCCGGCAAGGCCCTTCTCGATCTCGTCAACGAACAGCACGCACGGAGCCATGGCGTCGACCTGCTTGAGCGCGCGACGCATGTTGCCCTCGGACTCGCCCACAAACTTGCCCATCAGGCTGCCGAAGTCGAGCATAACGGTCGGTCGGCCGACTTCGTTACCCAGCGCTTTGGCAAACTGCGACTTGCCGCAGCCCGGAGGCGACAGCAGCAAAACACCCTTGGGGCGCTTATCGACGTTCTTTTCGCCCTGCCGCTGCATGGCGCGGATGCAGAACTGCTTCAGGTTTTCCAGACCGCCAAGGTTATCGAAGTTGGCGTCGCCGCGATACAGGGTCATCGTGCCGCTCTTTTCAAGCGTCTGGGCCTTGATGCCCCAGATAGTATCCGACTCCAGCTTGTTATTGCGCACCAGAGACAGCGCGAAGGCATTCTCGGCCTCCTGCCGGGTCAGGCCGCGAGAGGCGTCTACGACGTTATTAACCTGCTCGGCGGTAGGCTTCTCAAATGCCGAACCTTCGCCGAACAGGTCGTTGCAGATAGCCGTAAGCTGCGTCTCGTCGGGAAGCTCGTGATGAATTACCGTAAACAGCTTTTCAATCTCAGGCTGCAGCGCCACGGTCGGGGCGACAATGATAACATAACGGCCGTCGCCCTTGCCGCGCACAACGCGATTGGCCAGAGCCTGCACAACCTCGGGATTGGGCAGATAACGATGGAAATTTTTGAGCACAAGAATTTGGGTGTCCTGCTGCTTAGGCAAGTCCATCGAACGAATAGCCTGCAGCGGGCCCGGCGCGGCGACCATGCCGCTAGCCAACTGCTGGTCGATGTCCCAGACGTCAAAACCCCATTTGCGCTCCTCGGCAAGCTTGCGGATCGTTATAACAGCGTCATCGCACTCAAGCGACTCGACCCAGATACCAGAAAAGCCAGCACAGACCAGTTCTTTAATTTCTTTTTCGAGCGACACGTTTCACCTTGGTTTTGTTTATCTTTTTCTTGACAGGCTTTTTATACGAGGCAATAAATTTTTCGCCGGCGACTGTAGCGCCGCCCATGCTGAGTGCGCCTAGTTTATTTTCCAATGCGCGCAACACCTCGGTGGCGATTCCTTGTCTGCGATATTCCTCGCAAACGTGCACCCATTCAACAAAAATGTCGTACGGGTTTGGCCACAAAATAACTTCGCATACGGGCCTTGGAACGTCTTCGCCGTGAAACCACGCCGTAAACATTTCTTTCGGGTGGCCCAATTTGGGATTACGTACGACGCGGTGGTGAAATATGTCAAATCTTTTCGTTTTTATAAACGGCTGGTACGTACCAGTAAACGGCGTGTAATCTGTTTTCTCTAGCATCAATTCTGTGTTTCGATTTGCTGCTCATTTGCCGCGGCATAATAATCGCTGGTCAGCGTCTCGCCGACCTTGGCGCCCAGCGCCTGCTCCAGCGCGCGGGAAGCATCCTGACACGAGCTACCGGTAAACCCAGTAGTTTCAATCTTGGTCTCGCCCTTGGGGGACACAACAACCTGAATCGTCTTAGCCATGTAATTAAGCCTCCACAGTGATGTTAAGTTTGATCGAGCCGTCGGCCAGCGTCTCTTCGTACACCGAGTAGCCGCCCTTCTGGGCCTCGTAAATCGCTTTCTCAACGGCATACGCCTGCAGGAACTTATCAAGCTCTTCCTGCTTGCCCCACGACCCGTTGTAGTTGTCGTACCACGCTTCGCCGGTGTTTACGTTGAACACGGCGGCGTACTGCCAACCCGGCAGCTTTACGGCGAGCCCGTCAGCGGACTGGCCGGCAAATAGAACATGATGGCCGTCAACGGGCTGCTCAAGGCCTAATCGATTGCAGGCAGCGGAGATAGCATTAGCGTCGCGAACTTCGGTTTTAATCTGAACGATGTGTGACATTTTTCCTACGCGTAAACAGGGGTGACTTTTGCAGTTGTTTCGACCCATACGTGCGCGCCGCAACTTAGCGGTTGCTCGGGGCGGTATATGGCTTGCGAGGTTCCGTGAATATGTACGGTTTTGACGCGGTATGATTTATTGCGCCATTGAATTGTGATGACGCTTTCTTTTGTGCCGTTCTTTTTGTTTCGCCGAATCATGTGTTGATTAACATGAATTCGTTTGATAGTTCCAGCAGGCATTACCTGCGGTTTGCTGGTGGCGTAATCTAACGCGCAAACAGCGGCGCTCATAAAGCACCTTTCGTGAGCGCGCCGGACTAGAGTAGCCGGCGCAAAGATAGAATTCCCCGCCCCGCCGGAGCCGGTCGCTGGTTAACCCGTGGCGACCGGCTCCTTTGTGGCGTGGGCTAGACTCAGCCGCCAAACGTTTGCGACAACTGCTCGGCCGCGGTCAGAATGCGACCGGCAGCCTGAAACGAACCGCCGCACGCGGCGACGAACGCCTCGGCAGCCTGCAACTGGTCCATCGGGACCTTGAAACCATTGCCGCCGGTAGCCGGCCGGGCCTTTTCGGCCTGACGGGCAGCAGGGGCGGCTACGCCGACCTTACGGCCCTTGAGCGCGGCACGCTCGCCTTCTGCCGGCGCTGCGGCCGTTGTGGTGCCGCCACGCTTGCGCGGCTTGCCGCCCAGACCAGCCTTTTTGAGCAACTGGCTTACCTGCGCCGGGCTGACCTCAATTTTGCGCTTGGCAAGTGCCTTGACAATCTCAACGCCGCGAAGTTCCTCACCAGCCTTGTGGCGGCGGGCGATCTCGGCACGGACATGATCCGACAAACTCATCTTCTCTGCCATAGCAGTGACATCCTCGTTGGTTTCGGAGTCTTCTTCGGCTCCATTATCATCTTCGTCGTCAGCCACAGCGGTGACGACCGTTTCTTCATCTTCAACAACGTCCTGACTTTCGTCCTCAACGTCGTCATCATCCTCGTAATCCGTTTCCTCTTCGGCGTCGTCTTCGGCTTCTTCGCCGTCGTCGTCGTCATCTGATTCGTCGGTTATTTCAGAATCTACTTCCGCTTCAACTTCTTCCAACTCCTCTTCTTCGGCGTCGGCGTTGTTGAGTTCGGCGTCGACATCAATTTCTTCGTCATCCATAACGTCGTCTGAATCGGTCATCTTCCCTGTAACCTCTCTCGTGATTGATTTGGGCGTCGTCTGCTTCGTTGTAGGAAGCGGTTTGCCCCACAAATTCGCCGGACTGATGAGACCACCATCCGACTGTTTCTTTGCCATACGGCCTTTCTCCTGTTAATCGTCTGTCACTTCCATGCGCGATTTTACGCGTCTGGAGTTTAAGATAGACGGGGAAAAAAGAAAATCAATCCCCCGTCAAATTTTTTTTTTTAGGCCCAAAATCCGGTTAAAAATAGCTTTAGCCGTCTTTGCCTAAAATAGCTTTGCGCAGGGCGTCTATTTCTGCGCTTGTCCCGACGGCATATGTCGCCGTAGATATCTTTTCGCCGGCGATGTCGGCCGTTGAGACTTCTGGTTTCGTAGTTGCAGCCGCCGGACATTCGCAATTTTCACCGCGCAACCATTGCTGGTTTAGCTCGGGCCATTTTTCCATAGAGTGGATGGCGCCCAACAAGTTCCAAGCAGCGTGCGCCAAATGGTCTTCGTTCCGATCACCGCCAAGGAATTTGTATACGTGCGCAATAGCGTGGTTGAGCAAATCCGTGACGGGCATTCCATTTTCCCAATTGAACTGCCCAAATTTAGCCGCGCCCTCTGCGTATGTTTCGGCAAGACGGCGCAAGCCAATTGGTGTAATTAGGTCATAGCGCGTTTGTTCGCAATCAGCACTGCGGACAGCGCCGGTGTCATATTCACGGCGTTCTTGCGTCATTGGTTTCTTCCGGTTGAAACGCAAAATAAAATCGAGGAGTATCGATAAAGGCCACGGTGCCGCGAACATTATCTGTTTTTCTGATTACGTAAACGTACGGCGGATCGAAATGCGATACTTCAAAAAGTTCCGCAAATTCGTCAGTTGTCCAGACTGGGTGATTCGTGCGTTCTAATACTTTTTTTGCTGTTTCTGGGCTCATATCTGAATATTGAGCCGCTAGAATTTGCGCAACTTCTTTTTGAGATGCATCGATCTCAATATCGGTACTGAGCGTTTCCGGCGGGTTATCCATTTGTTTTTGTGTCGTTCGGCGGCGGTAAAGTATTTAAAGCTTCTGTGCGTTCTTTAATTGTTTCGGCCAGTTTTGCAGCATAGCCGTCAAACATTTTTATCTGGTTGATCAAATCTTTGTTGACTTCTGAGCTAAAAATACTGAGGCTGGCTAAAAGCCTCAACAGGCTTGCCATATACGGCGGTGTAGTGTCGCGAAGCCGCAACAAACCTGCCGGAATATTTTCTGGTTGATTTGTCCAGAGCGGGATAATTGCCACGCCATGCAATTCTGGCACTTTATTTAACGCTTCGTCGCTGAACTGTTCGACTACTCTGAAAAATTCAATGTCGAACGGCAAACGCGTCGGCGTGTTTTCGTCATTCGTCTCTGCTTCCATGTTCATCTCCAAAAATGATTGGCGGGTCATATCGCATGCGTGCCGGCAAAAGCCCGTCTATTAAATTGCCGATACGGGTGGCAGCAAGACCGTATACGATAACGCGAGTCAGCGACGCAATCGTACCGCCAACGTAATCGCCTGCCAAGAGGAGCAAGAAAAGGTAGACAGGAACGTGATAACTCTTGCAAAACGGGCACGTGAGCAGTTCCCATAACCGCCCTTTGAGGGTTTCCGGAGCGGCTACGTCTTGCCATGCCTGCACGTATGCCCGCGCAGTTTCAAATATCGAACCTTTGTGCCATACTTCAATAATTGCTCCGGCGGCAAAGATTACTGCGATGAAATCGAGAGCGTTCATAGGTTATTTTTTAGTCCTTGAATTTTCTCCGCGTTTAATCGCGTTGGTGGCAACAAGCATAAAATAACAAATGACGAGAGCAGTTAGCATACCGCCCCCGCCACTTGTTGTAAATGAACTGATTAGCCCGCCGGCCAAAATGAAACCGGCGATGCTTACGAAAGATTTGTTGACGTCTGGTTCCCGGCTCATTGGTTACATTCTTCGCAAGCTCCGGTGGGCCACGGTTTCGTTTTTCCTCCGTCGACGTATTTTCTGTTATACGCAAACTTTGGCAGCGGCAGCGGCGGCTCAAGCGTTAAATGATTCACCGGATTGTCCGGCAAGTACACTTGAGGAGCCGGGCCGCGTAGCGTATTTTGGTACGCTGGCAACCGTCGTTCCATGTAAAGTTTTGCGCTTTTTCCGAATTGTGGCATAAAGTACTCCATAAATAGCGGCAAGATACTGTGTAGTATACTTGTCGCTGCGTGTCGAAACTATGACCGGTTTTGCCGGCATGCGGTAATTATCTGAACTACGATTGTCAACAACAAAAAGAATGTTTTCGACATTATTTCAAACGTCAAGCCCAGCAGATAGTTTACGCTGTCTTCTAACCACTGCAATTCAGGCTCGTCGTCTATTCTGTTGTTTGGATGGTGTGTTTCAGTCCGCACAATCATTCGACGATCATAATCAATCATATGGCACCTAATAATATGCAGGATGTTCCCGCTAATAACGCAGCAACGATTGAAGTAACCAACATTGGTGTTCGATCGTTGCTGGAAGAATTGGCGTCTATAGACACCAAAGATCAAAAAGCGGCGCAAGCACGCTCGCGCGTGTTAGGTGCGCTTGCGCAGCAGCGTGTATTTTCTTCGTTAGAGCCGCTTTTGCCGTTGGTATTAAACCTGAACGGCAAGCCTTACACTCTAGATAATCACTACCCGTTTTCTCCTTTATTTCGTTGCCTGACACCGAAGAATCAAGTGTGGTGTACGGGACGTCAGGTTTCAAAATCAACTAGTCTTGCGGCGCACGGCGTAGTAGTTGCAAACTCTATTCCGTTTTTCAAAACGTTGTTTATCACGCCTCTGTACGAACAGATTCGACGATTTTCAAACAACTATGTGCGGCCTTTTATTGACCAGTCTCCGGTGAAAATGTTGTGGTCTGGCACGTCAACTGAAAACTCTGTGCTACAGCGATCGTTTAAAAACAACTCGATGATGATTTTCAGTTTTGCGTTGCTTGATTCGGATCGTATTCGCGGTGTGTCTGCTGACCGCGTGTGCATCGACGAAGTGCAGGACATGGACCCTGATCATGTGCCTATTATTCAAGAAACAATGTCGTACTCCAAATGGGGGACCATGTATTTCACGGGGACCCCAAAAACTTTCGACAACTTAATTTACGGTTTGTATAAGCGGTCTTCGCAAGCCGAATGGTTTATACCGTGTCAGTCGTGCAAGCATTGGAACATCCCAGCTTTAGAACATGATCTTGACGCAATGATCGGGCCGTGGAGCGCGCATATCAGCGAGAAATATCCGGGCACTGTTTGTGCAAAATGTCGCAAGCCTATTACACCGCGGCACGGCCGCTGGGTGCACCGCTATCCCGACCGCCGCTGGCAATTTGCAGGTTACCATGTGCCGCAGGTTATTTTGCCGCTGCATTTTGCCGACCCTGACAAATGGACAACGCTGCTATTGAAGCGCGAAGGCTTTGGCAATATGACTCAAGCCCAGTTCTACAACGAAGTCATGGGCGAGAGCATTGACACTGGCCAGAAGCTCGTCAGCGAAACAGATTTAAAAAATGCTTGTTTGCTGAAATGGGAGAACAAAAAAGAACCAGACCCGCAATGTTATCAAAATTTGATGAAGTACAGGCACAGGGTATTAGCTATCGACTGGGGTGGCGGCGGAGAAGAAGGCGTTAGTTTTACCGCTATTGCTGTTATGGGCTTTTTGCCTGACGGTAAAATTGACGTTTTGTGGGGAAAACGATTGCTCATCGGCGGCGATCATTTACAAGAGGCGATCGAATGCATGAAGTGGTCGACCAAGTTTAAGTGCGACTTCGTAGCGCATGACTATACCGGCGCCGGCACCGTTCGCGAAACAGTCATGGTTCAAGCAGGATTTAATCTTGATCGGGTGATGGCGATGCGGCTAGTTCGGTCTGCGGCACAAGATATCATTGTGTTCAAAGAACCCACGCCGATTAATCACCGGCAGCACTACAGCCTCGACAAGACCCGCAGTCTGCTGTACACGTGCCAAGCGATCAAAATGAAACAAATTTGTTTTTTTCAATATGACTGGTCTTCTCAGGACGCACCGGGTCTTGTTGCAGACTTTCTTGCGCTTGTAGAAAACAAAACTGAATCCCGCCTCGGTGGAGACATTTACACAATTACGCGCAATACACTACTGACAGACGACTTTGCGCAGGCTGTCAATCTAGGGGCGTGCGCGTTGTGGCACGTCTGTCAGGCGTGGCCTAATTTTGCACAATTAGCCGGTGTCGGCCGCATTAGTGCCAGACAAGTGGCGCAAGAACGCGATATCGACTGGGCTGAAGACGCGATTGGCGGGAGTTACTTTGGCGGTTACTGAGCAGGCTGGATAATTTCCAAATGATCGGGCGGGCATACGCAACTGAGCCCGCGGCCGTTATCCCATTTTACAGATACTTGAGAAAATTTATCGTGGCCCCAGTCCATATGTTGCACGTCTAATACGGTGCCTTCTGTGCCTTCAGGAATAGGGTCTGGATCGTTCGGCATAAATACGAGCCGGACTCTGTCGCCTTTTTTTCCGTGAAAAGCCATGACGCTCAATATAACCTCCAACAATAATCTTTGAGTTTCTCTGTCAGCCTGTCGAGGTCTCGAATTGGGCACATTTCAATAGCGCGCACTACTTGCAGGGCCTGATCGTGAAGCGCCGCCGCAGCTTCGTCGCAATTCATGCTGTCGGCGTAAAGTTCCCACGCATCACCAGTCCGCGGAATTAACGGTTCTTTCCCGCGCCCGGCTGCGTCGATTACTCGTTGAAATACGCCGTCAGGTTCTGAATCACGCGCGCCGTATTCTTTGTACTTATTTTGAACGGTTTCGAATTTTTTGATTTCTTCAAATACCGCTTCAACTGTCGGCGCTTTCTTCGTTTTGTCTAAGTTCTTCAATTTTTTGCCGCCCTTTATCAGTTACGGAAAATGCAAAATCGTCAGTGTTGGTGTCATAGGCGCAGTCAAGTAATTCTTGTTTGACGCCTTCTTGTAATACGTTTGACATCACTCGGTCGAGGAGGGCGGCAAGCAACGCGTTTATCTGTTTCTTTGCTTCTTCCGGTGTATCGCCGCCAATGGCGTACGTGTCGCCGACCACAAAACCGTGTTCTTTGATAATTGCTTCTGTCTCGGACAGTGACAAATAGTTTGTGCGGAGTTTTGCCCCTTCGTCGTCGTTTTCCATATTGTTAATGTTCGCGACAAAACGGCCGTACATAATCAGCGCCGCCTCTCGCACTGCGTCAATAGTGCTGAGTTCGTAGCGGGCGTTGGTGTCGTTATCGTCGGTGTCAAACAAGGGTTGCGGCTCCCAGACGCGCGGCGGCGACGGCGGCGTCATAGGCCCCCTTGGCGAGAATGCGCGCCTTGACCGCATTGCGCTGACGTTCCAGATATTCCTGATAGTGGCCGTCACTATTCACGATGTTTTCAGCCGACGAAAACGAGTGCGGCTTGCCCGTAAACGAGTTGTCTCCGGCCGCCATGATGCGTTCGATTGCCGCCAGCTTCACGTTGATACGATTGTCTTCAAGCGTTTGCTCGGCGCTAACTGCGTCAGCAAGCAAGCGCGTTTTTTCTTCGATGTTCTTTATTAAATCGGTCATTGCGTTCTCCATTGTTTTTGTTAGTTATAATGCCGTATTCTGAATCCGCAATCTTTCTCAAGTTGCTCGCGATTTACAGGTTCGGCTTCGGGGTGTTTTTCTTTGACATGCAAACTTAAAGCTACAGCAGATCGAAATTTTACTTTACATGTGGTGCAGGCGAATGGTTTTTCGCCCAATTGCTTCACCATTTTTTCTGCTTTTTTGTACGAGCAGCCTGTACGTCGTTTGTAGCTTTCTTCAATTTCCATAAGGCCGCCGCCGCAGGCGTTGCAGCGGGGCGCGCCGGCGCGTTGGGTTTCTAAAAACCCAACGTAGTTGAGTTTGTTGCAAGACAAACAGCGCATGCTGATGAGGTCTTGCCCTTTCAAGATCGGACTGCGGCGTCCATTGCCCGCGGCTGATTTGCCGCCAAAGTCGATTATTCGTTTTCCTGCCATGGTTGACGTTCTTGTTTGGTTGGAGTCCTTTTCGGATATTTATCCGGGTGACACAAACGGCACGACACTTTATTGCAGCCATTGTGCGTTTTTCGATATCGCCCACGTTTGCCATATTCGTAACCGTATAAGTGCAGCGCCTCGTCTTGTCGGCGGGCGATGATATGTTTTTCTTCGTGGTAGCGTTTCATTACGTAGCCTCACAAAGTAAGACTGTTGTACATCCGCATTGTTTAGCTGTATTTACTACATTAGCTGCGTATACGGCTGTTGGTTTATCGCGTTTCAGGTGACCTGCGGTAATCAGTGCTTGCAGCCCCAAACGCGCAAAACCGCGGTTTCGCATTTCTGGGTCGACAAAACACTCAATCGTTTGCACGTTGATTGTTTCGCCTTTGAATCGCTCGTGCCAAGGACGCGTGCCCACCCAGCCGACAAGCGTATCGTCGCACCAGATGAGTGCGAGCTTCATTTCTGGGTGCGGTCCCGGTTTTGGGCGCACATAACGCTTATCTAGTTCTTTGCGGATTGAACTATCGCTTTTAGAATCCGGCCACGACAGTCTTGTGTAGATAGCTGTGACGTCAACAGTTCCAAGCGCGTTGATATCTTTTACTAAGATGCGAAAATCCATGGCTGACCCTCCTTGGTCAACCGTGGATTATATCATTGTAAAAGCCGACGGCGGGAGTCGAACCCGCAACCTACTGATTACAAATCAGTTGCGCTGCCAATTGTGCCACGCCGGCTTGGCTGTTAGATTTTATTTTTAACGCCGCGATTCCATTTGGTGCGATGCACTGCCTTATCGCCTGTTAAACGTCGCCTTAACAACAGTTCAGTCGCCATGATGGGCAGCGTGAGTTTGGTAGGCAGTTCTTCCGCAGCGCGGCTGTAATCGTCAGCGTACTTTGCGATCATTTCTAAGTCTACATCGGTTTCGTTGTCCATGCATTCGCTCACGTAAGCCTTGATGCCGTGGACAGCTTTTTCAATTTCTGTCAGCGCTAAATACAGCCCTGCAGCGTTAACTGCAGTCGCCGGCTCTTCGTTGTTTTTCATTTCTTTGGGGTCGTCAATCAGCGCCCAAAAAGCCGACGTCAGTAATTTGACCGCGTCTCGCAACACGCGGCGCATTGTCTCCTGTTCGTCGTATTCCACCAACTTTGCGGCCGCGGTGTGTTGGACAGCAGGAAGAGCGACACCGGTTTTGTCTGCGGTTTCGAGTGCTTTTTCTGCAGCCTCTACGCGCTGCGACAGAGACGTCATGATCGTCTGAAATTGCGTCATCATGGTCTTAAAATCCACATCCGAAATCGGGCCGCTCGGAGCATGCACGGGCGTGTTGTTCGTGGCGTCTGCACTCATCCGTTTCTTATTTCCTTTTATCATAGTGGCGTTTTTACCGCCATTTTTTGCTTTGGTGTGCCAGCGTTCGGCGGCCGGCCGTTCGTCTTTAAATTCGCCGGCGACGGCTACTTCGCGGCCGAGAGCGGTCAATTTGATTCCGTAAGGCCTAGTGCTGTTTGAATCGTGCGGGTTTTTGCATTCTTTAAACGAGTCGATCAGATTGTGCTGGCGCAAGAATTCGCGCGCAGCAACGTAGTTGGTTCGTTTGCTGTCTGGCCAGAGCAGTTTAGCGGTGCTGGCCGGCACATTCTCGTTGGTTTCACCAGATTGCTCTAAGGCGAGCAAACCACCCAACAAATCTCTCGGCGTGCTGTTCGTCAGCCATTTATCGCTTGTGTTGTTGACGGTAGCCACAAGACGTTGAACGTTATTATCGGCGGGCGTTGTGTCTGCAAGTGTGTGTTTTTCTGTCATAACCTTTTCTTTCTGTTCAATACGTCGAACCGTTTCTACAAGAACTGCGGGAACAACTGTGTTTGGATTTTGTTGTCGCGGAATGACGTCGAAATACGCAAGCATGTTTGTCAGTAATGCGTCGCTTTTACCGCTGTAATCTGTGGAATTTCTTTCAGACGTCAGATAGTCAAGCGCCGGTATCGTGAGGCCAAATGTGCGTTTATGTTCTGCGGCTTTGGGTCGATTTAACCTGTCGTCGCTCCAGTCGTCTATGGCTTCAAACAATATTTGTTTGGCTTTTAGCGCGCGCAGCGCAGCCACGACAAAACCGTGCGTGTTCTTTTTTTCACTATCTTTACGCCGTTGAAATATACGGCAAACTTCATTTGTTACTTCGTGCGCGTGCAACGTGCTGTCATGTCCGCGGTTTACAGCGCTGACAAAAACTCGCAGCACAGCAAGCAATGTTTTAAATGTTTCTTTGTTCATGGTTTTAGCGTTTCTGATATTTGTACAGGCCAAAAGTAGGGTAGGTAGATCGGGTCATCCCAGCCAAACTGGGAATAATGCCTCAAATCTTTGCGCAAAAGACTGCTGCGGTGAGACGCGTGCAGTTCCCGCAGCCCGAACCACGGCGGGTATCGGTTGACGTCGATTGTCGGGCGCAGACGAGAGTATGCCGTTACGAACTCGTCTTCTAGCCGGTTCTGAAACCCCCGCGACGTCCATTCGCGGCAAACTACGATTGCGTATACCAGAAGCGCAATCTCATGTCCAGCCCACATTAAAACGGCTGGATGATTCCGCCATCGCGTCGGTCCGGGCGTGTGTTCGCCTATTCCAACGCCCAGACACAGCAGAATTTGTTTGCATTCAACGCGTTGTTTTCCAAGGCGTTTATTATCGAGGCATTTTGCCGATCTCCTAAAACTTGGGAGAGGCAAAAATGTTTGCATTAATCGTCGTCTTCTTCTTCGTAATCAGTGTCTTCATCGTCGTCAAAATTGTCTTTATAACTGGGGTCGTCTTCGTCTTCTTCGTCCCAGTCGTCATCGTCGTTTTCATCCCAGTTATCTTCGTTTTCATCTTCGTCGTCGTCGTCGTCTTGCTGGTCTTCGTACAAATTTTCATCGTCGTCTTCGTCGATGTAGAAATTCGGTTTTGGCGCGTGTAAATCTGAGTCGTCATCATCGTCATCGTCGTCGTCATCGTCACCTACAAATTCCCATTCTTCGTCAATGAAATTGTCATCATTATCGTGACGATTTTGAATATTTTCTCTGAAAGATAACGGCTCAGTATAGCGCATAATTAGCTAATCTCTTTTTTGAGTGTTGTTTCCTCGGGTGTAAGGAATTGATCGCACCATTCTGCTTTTATCAATATGCCCGCCATATTGTGTACGATCTCTTCTCCGACGTAAACACCTTCTTCTTGCAGTAAATCTATTATTGCCAACCAGTTAGGCATAACACTCTGTGCACTATAAAAATAACGATCTACAGCCCGTCGATTCAACCACCAATGTTCTTTTTTTCGCAAAATGTAGTTTGTTGGTTGTTTGCTGGCCCGGGGGACGGGCAAAATTCTTAATTTACCGCTTAAAACCGCATTATTTATCTCTTGTAACAGCGCTGTGTGTGCGTCGGAGGGGTAAAGCATGAGGTGTTGCGCGTGTGGCAAATTGAAAGCCGCGCCATATGTCTCCAGCATCCATTTATGAACGTCTTGGAGCACTGTCGCGTGAATATTGGTGGCCGCGCTGAAAGTGTGCATTCTGGTTTTTAAAGCGCGTTGGATGTAAGCCGGCAAAACGTGATCGAGCGCGTCTAAATCGTATTGCAGCCGCGTCGTTGTTTCTTGGATCGCCTGCCAACCGTAGCTGAGGCTCGAAACGATTGTCGGTTGCGGCAAGCGTAAAAATAGCGGGCAGTTGAAGTACTTTGGAACGTGCGGGCCAAACACATTGTCGTTAAACGCGCTGCACCCAAGTACCGGCCAGACGGCGTTGCGGGTAATGCTATTTAAAAAGTTATGCGAGTTTTGGCGCTGCAGAACTGTCGTTTTTTCAAACGCGCATCCGAGCCGGTCGCCAATGCGGCAGGCTAGGTCAAAGTTCTTGTCGAGAATTGCGGTAGCGAAATGGTCTTTGCGCAGAATAGGCGCAATCAAGTTGCCGAGTACGGCCGCTGTAAACGCCCAGATGAATGAGTTTTCGTGCGCCGGCGTCAGCAGACTTCGCAGCGATAACGGCGCTATTGGCGCAGGTTCTGGAAACAGCTTGGAATCTTTGCGTGAAGCCCAGCCGGCATTGTGTTTAATTTCGCCGCCGTGGGTGAGTTCGTATTTGCCTAGCTTAAAAGTATTTGTGTTTTCGTCCCACCCGGCTTTGGTCGTAATGTTTACTAACTTGGGCGGGCGTAGTTGCAGCGCCATCATGTGGCTGCTTTTGTTCCACGAGCGATCAAAAATGACTAATTTGCCGTGCGGGGCCATGATCGCCGCGGCGTACGCCAGCAAGCCCATGCGTTCTATGCGCCGGGCAGAGTCAGTAAAGGCGTATTCTTGATCGTCCATGTACACGCTGCCGCTGTACACTTTATCGCCCGTGTCGGCTTGCAGCACCTTGTGAATAGCGACGCGCGCATTTGATATTTGCTGGCCGGTTTGATTCCACCAGCCAGTTTCGCGCTCAATGATGATTCTTCTTTTCGCCGTTCTTGTAGGTGCTGCAAGCGCCATCTTTACCGAAGACAGCACGCGCGTCTTAAACTCTTTGGAAAAATGTTCTGCGTGCTTGTCTATGAATACGCCGAGCCTGTCGTGTGGAATGGTCAGTTTCTGCATAAAAGCTTGCGCGTTTAATTCGCTGACCCCGGTTACAGCGTCGCGCAAAGCGTGCTGCCACGTTTTTGCGTTGACGCGCATGTTACCCAGCCGACCAAAAACGGCTTGCGTAATGCTATTTATGCCAGATGGTTTTCGCACCGGCATTTTGAGCGGCATGACAGCCGTGTATCCTTTGGCGTTGCAAGCCCGGCTGATAAGTTCTGCTGATGCCGTTGCGCCGTGGAAAATACGCGCGCCGGTTGGGATAGCCGCCCATGATGCGCCGTAGCTTTCCGCTTCTGGTCCGCTATAGCTTGCGCCCAGCGGTATGGTTTGCGGATGTATAGAAAGATATTCGCACTGTTTCTGCAGCGCCCACAAAGGGTCGTCAGAAACAAATTGCGTGCCTTTAAGTCTTTCCGGCGCCGGGCCAATAATAGCCTTGAGCAGAAAGTACCCGGCTTCTGGTTTTTGCCGTAAGTATTTAGACAGGCTGATAAATGTTTGTTTTGTCTCTTCTTCTTTTCCGTACTGCTGCAATAAAAATCCGGTTAGTCTGCCGGGCAGGTCATAAAAAGGAAATACAATAAACGCCCCGTCTGCGCGTAATCGAGGCGGTTTTGTTCTTCCCATTTCCGAGCAAATTTTTGCAATTTGATCATAGGTAGCGACTCCAACAAGTCCGTAACATCCTTCTATTTCATTTTTGACTCCAATGTCCCTGAGTCGGCAGGCGACAAAATCATCGCCGTGGTCCCAAATTTGCGATTCTGCAGTAGCCCAGAAGCTTTCGGCAGCGGCGTATTTACTCGTCGCGCGGGCGTAATCTCCGGCTACCCTATTGGCGTCATTTTCCGTAATAATGCCGGAATCGCTGAATTTTGTAAGGGTATCTGGTAAACTTATGTTCCAGAGATTGGTCCCAAACGTTATGATATCCCCGTGGATAGAGCAGCCGGCGCAGTTCAACCACAGGCCGTCTGTTAAAATATCATCAAATACGTACAGCGTGTTTTTTTGGCAATGAGGGCATTGTAAAATTGCCGGAAACGTTGGTTTCTCTAGCGGCAATCCCAGCAACGCCAAAGCGCGCAAATGGTTATGTCGGCGAATTAAACAGGCAGGAAAACCCATGACAACTCCGCTCGATCAAGTACAAGACGCGGCTGGGCGTGAAACCCACCGTTTAACCACGCTTTTTGATTGCCCTAATTTTGTAAAGTCCGCCGCACAAGAACGGACACACGGCGACGAAACGCTGCCGCGGCACATGTACGCCGATCAATATAGTAAACTTTACCCCTGCCATTCTGCATCTGCAACATGGTTATCGGCGCTGCACTTCGCCGACAAACGGGCGTCTTTCAATGAAAAGCGCGCGGAAGAGATTCAAAGTCGACTTCACGCTGCCGCTAAGTTTTTCGGCATTTTTGAAGCTGTAACAAGCCTCGAAGAGAAGGTCGCAGCCGTAAATGCCGACAATGTTAACAATCTTTCTGATGATAATTTTGCTATTGTGTGGGTGGGGGAGAACAGCAATAAAGAGCGGCACTGGCCGCTGCGTAACGAGATCGAAGTTAAATTTGCCGCGGATCATTTTCACAAATATCGCGATGATTTCGTGTTTGAAGACCGGCAAAAGGTCGCCGAGAAGATTCTTGTCAAAGCCGCAGAATACGGCGCTGACATTAGTGAACAAGAACACATCTTATCATTGTCTGCCGGGTTTGGTTCTTGTGCGGCCAGCGTCGCGGGCGATATGTTGCGCAAACGAGCAACGCTTGTACAGCGCAGCAATAAGCCGGCGGCGGTTGAAATGCTGAAACTTGCTAGCGTTGTGGAAGGCAATCCAGACGCGGCGCGTGAACATGAAACGCGACTCAAACTGGCCGCCGTTGTTGACGAGTTTGATCGCGTCAATCACCTCGACCGGCTGTATAACGAAGGCGGCCTTCCTCGGCCGGAAGAGGTATTGTTTGCGGTGACCGAAAAAGTTGCCCGCGATTTCATGAGCCAGAATGTCGAGACAACCACGGGTAACGTTTACGCGCTTGCTGATCTCGAAAAGCTGGCTGTAAACGACGTACGTGAATGGCTGGGCGATGACTTTGCTGACGCAGTAAGCGCCGGCGGCGTTTATCTCGACGGCGACAAACTTGCGGCTATCGTGCCGACGCTTGACCGCGGCATGGCGGCTACGCTCGACCGGCTGATGCAAGAGAACAAGATAGCCGCCGTGGTGCAGACGAAAGCGGCTGAGAGCCTGCTGCCAATTGAGAAGTTATTTGAGTTGGCCGCTCAAGCTGAATAATTGACGTGGAGTGGAGAAGCCCGGTCATCTCGTCGGCCTCATAAGCCGAAGTTCGTCGGTTCAAATCCGACCTCCACTATTTACGTGTTGCCAGCAATGCTTTGCACAGTCGTTTCAGACGCTCGCAGCATATACGCGAGGCACTGCAATTCGTCGTCGCTCAGTTTTTCCATTGCCGCGCTACAGATTACTTTGCCGATATTTTCATGCGCGGCGTGCATAATTTCAAAAAGGTACTTCCGCGTTTTCTTCTTGGCTATTGCGCTGACTTTTTTGTTTTTCGACTTTTGAAACGTTTTGGCCAAAGACAATCGTTCGGAGTATCGACAAGATATTTTGTCGTCCGCCCGGCTCCTGTTGGGGTGCGGTAGGTAAATTTGCTGGGTCGATATTTTGTGACGTCAGGCCTTCTTCATTAAGGCGCATTTCGACGTATTCAAGCCACGCGTGATATTCTTCTTCCCCGTTATTGTAGTACTCGTCACGGGGAAGGTAGGGGTCCGTTGGTAACCGGTCGTTCCAGCCCACCGGAAATCTCCTTTTGAGTTAAAATTTCTCGACGGTTAATTGCGACGTCTGGGTCTGCTGTGAATCCGAGTCGAACTTTCTCGCCAACAATCTGCACGACCTTGACGATAATGGTGCGACCTTCGGGGGTTTGGATAACAATGTCTTCGTCATTTTTTCGAGATAGTACTAACACGTTACGGCCTTTCAGCCCGCAGCCTGTTCCAGCATTTTTACAACAGAGTCTGCGGCGCCATTTTTAAGCGATAGGGCTTTTAATTGCGCGGCCAACAACTTTGTCTTTAGCCGTATTGCCTGATTGATATCTTGTTTCTTTCCCTC